ATGGAGAATACTTTCTCATCTTCATACTGACAGTCTCCCACACAGGATCGGTGAGAGATTTATCCCACTTGCTTTTGTAACCAAGGATTCCATCCAAGATTACCATCGTTTCAAGTGATACTCGACCACTCAAATGTTCCTTGAGAATTTGTGGATGTCGTGAACCATCCATAGAAAACATAGCATCAAAATCGTTATCCGCGAAAATTGATTCTGTTTCCTCTTTGAAAAGATATGATAGAGACTGAGTTCTCTTCTTCCATGCGGTGTATCTATTCTCACCGTTGCGTATCATCTCTCCTATCCAAAGTTTACTTGGATCAGTACAGGTGATGAAGTTAGATACAAAGAACTCTTCTACTTCTTTGTCTGACTTGGACCGTGCAAATTTTTCAAACCAAAATCTATCTTTGCGTTTGTAAAATGCTTGCACGGTCGCACGACTTTTACCACAGTATTTGTGATAGTCATACTTGTCTTTCGTGAAGTGATTCTTCATCGACAAGTAACAGCGATAGGCATCAAACGGCATCATCAAAAAACTAATAAGGGGATTTTTTGCCGGAAAATTTTTTCAGACAAAAATGAAATCAAAGAGGCAATTTGGCGCGGGAACTTCGCTTCAAGAAATTAAGTTCCATCGCTTCATATTTGATCTTCTCCTTCAAGGGTTTGGAAATCAGTTTCGGAACTGACTCCAGATCAATACTATTCTGATCACAGAAGTGAACAATAGCATCAATATAATTCATGTCTGCGTTTTTAATTACAAGAGATTCGATCTCCTGTGCAAATCGAGAAGGGCAAAAGAATTTAGATTCTAATACTTTTTCTAGTTCATTCTCCATTCTCTGTCCTAAGATTGTGAGATACAAATTCTTTAATGTAACGAACTAACAATTTAATATAGTCCCCTTTGTTTCTTTTGTCAAATACTTCAACATCACCACCAGGAGTAACCATAATAGTGATAAGTTTTTTGACCGGGATGCCTGTAAGTTCGTAGTAAGCAGTTGCATAGAACATTTCTTGAACGAAATAGTTCTCTAACCACTTTTCAGGTTTAATCTTTTCAGATGTTTTAAAATCGATGACTGCAAGTTCTCCTTCGTATTCTGCTATACAGTCAACTCTACCAGCCAATCCAAGATACTCTGAGTATAGAGTTCTTTCTATGGCGTGTATATTATTTATCTTATCAAGATATGGTTTAGCATGATGAAACATAAACTGAGTTGCAGGTCGGAACTCATCCCAGTTTATTTCATTATTCCTCATATAAACTTCAACTGCTTCATGAAAGTCAGTTCCACGAGCAGTTGCTCTCTTGGTAATTCGATTTGCTTCTTCAATACCAATTCGCTTACGCCACTTGATAAAAATCTGTCGATTATAAAAAGAAGTTACAGACGTAATAGAAGGCACCCAGTCTCCATTTGGAAGGTTGTAGAGACGGATGCCATTTGTTTCTTTCTTGTTTAGTTCAAGGTCACCAAGGTAATTACAATGCTCAAAAATCATAAATTCATTTCCATCTTAGCGAGTAAGTATTCTTTAACTAATCCAGAGCGAACGATATCTTCTACTCCAAATTCAACAATATCAACTGAAGGCATGATGCGTAGGATTTTCATGAAATCAATAACTCCATTCTTCTCATTTGTTTTAAGAAGATCAGTTTGTGTTGCGTCACCGCAGAACATAATCTTGGAGTTCTGTCCAATCCTTGTAATAATACTATCAAGTTCATGATAGTTTAGATTTTGAAATTCGTCAACGATGATGATTGCATTATCAAGTGTGGTGCCACGAATAAATGATGTAGACCAAAATGAGATAGTGCCCTGTGCTTTCAAGTTACCATATAGCATCTCAAAATCAGTGTCCGTTGGCATCTCAAACATATACTTTACCATATTCTTATATGGAATTTGGTAAAGAGAAGATTTATCTTCATGGTCTCCAGGAAGGAATCCAATCTCTCTGGTTGCTACAAGCGACCTGACGATGTAGATCTTCTCATAGGGTGTCTTGACATCTAATACATCCTTGAGGGCGTTATAGAGTGTGATGAAAGTCTTACCAGTTCCGGCGCAACCATAAGCAACTAGATTTTGATCATTTTTATAACAGCGGAAAAGTTCTTCTTGGTTTTCTGTCAGCGGCTCGATGGTTTTCATCAAGTCTGAGTTAATTGGTTTCTTTCTTTTCATGTGCTTATTGCTCATCCCGAATGGGACTACTGGTGTTTGGGACTTTCTTTTTGAGGTCATACGCTATAAAAGATTAGAAGGGTTAACCGTAGTATCGGTTTTTGCTGACATTAGCACCTGGTTGTTTTGATGCACGATCTAAGACTTCATTCCATCCATTAGATTTTGCTTCACCAGTCCACTTAAATTCTGTAGACTGTCCTGCACATCCTTGTGACCAATCTCTATCCCATCCTGGGTTCTCTTCTTTCCACTCCGAGTATGCTTTCATAGTCATACTGAGTGTCTTCTTTTCTTTTGTTTCTAAATTAATAACAGGGTATGTTGGCATAACTCAATTGTTGGTGTAAATATTTATGAATTCCATTCCATTGCTTCCGCAACAGCAGGGAATTGTTCACAGAAGATTCTCTTTGCACCTAGTGCAAGATTCATATGTTCCTTCTGTGTACCGTTTGCAGAACGCAAATCGATATAATGGATCCATGAACGAACTGATCCTGTCATGTAGATTTTTGTGGGACACGCCAAAGGAAGCACAAAACGAGCACACTCCTTTGCAATCCCCTCATCAAGCATTCTCCGATAGAGATCCATTGCTTGTGAGAAATGGTGTTGCATTAACATTTCAAACTTCTGACTCGTAAACGGGTCAACATCATCAATAGAATTCTGACGATTCTTGGTGTCTTGTCTGCGTAGTTCAGGTAGAGGGATCGTCTCCGCGAGTAGGGAAGAATCAGCATAGCGTTGTGAAAATTCTTGATATGTGAACGAACGGTGACGTAGTACTTGAGCCGCAATTCCTCTGGTAGTATTCAACTCTAGAGTCATGTATGCTTGCTCAAAGATACTCCAGTGCTGGTGCTTCACACAATACTTAAGCAATCCAGAGAACTTTTCGTTCTCCTGATTGTTTGGGTTCGACACACGGGCACAATATGCCATGTGTTTCTCTGCATCAGGAGTTACGCTGATTAGTTTTACGTTGTTCTCGCTCATCAAGTGTCTCGTTAATAATGTCTTTTAGTTCTTGTCTTTCTAAATCAGTAAAGACATTTCGTTTTGGTATTACCAGTGGTGGATATGATTTCTTTAATGAGGTTTTACCACTACCAGGAAAACTCATTCCTTGTGTATCTATCTTATCCATCATCGTCCTCAAATACTTCATCGTAATCTAAAATGTAATTGGCAGCAGGATCATCAAAATTTTCTTGCTTTGAAGTATATGCCGCAGTATTGGAATATACCTCTGCTTCTAAAGCTTCAACAAGAAGTTTGAGATTTCTTACTATCAGTTTTAGTTTATCTCTTTCCATAAAAAATGGGAGGTTTCCCTCCCATCTTAACACTATTCAATTGATTTGACAATCACTTGGTGTAAGTTTGTCCGCGATAGCAGAAAGTTCCGTGAGACTCTTTGCTTTCTACACAACGAGTAGAATACTCAACACCACGATATGAGGTGTGAGAAATCTGTGCGTCATGAATAGCAGATGCTTTGTTGATCTGCTTCTTGATCATGTTTAGTGTGTTCATTGTAGGTACTCCTAAAGTAGTTGGATTTTTAGGTCCGTTCCTTTAGTCGTTTGCGTCCCATGGACACTCAGGTGTAGATTCTTTTAGAACCTCTACCAACTCAATCCTAACTTGATTGTTAAGATCTTTATTACTCTCCATCCTTAGCATAATTGCATCAGCATCAGAGCAATTGAGTGTTGTATATAAAAGAAAATCAACCATGGGATGAACGCTCCGTTCCGCGACTTACTTGCGTCCCACCCTAGAGCGGGATGAACGTCAGGTCTTATTATAGACCTCATACATTATTTAGTCAAGTGTCTTCGTATCAACACGAACATTTATAATTGTGATACAGTTTTTTAAAGATAAGTGAACCATCCCGTCATAATGTATTTGGTCTGGGTGAGACTTGTAATGCCTCTATGACTATGAGTAAAATAAGCAGGCCATATTAATATATCACCAATTCTCGGTTGAAATTTTTTGTTTTGATTAGGAAACTCTGTATGCCCTCCATCCATAACATCATTCAAGTATATCATCCACGCTAGTACTCGACTACTATTTTCTTTACAATCATTCTCAGAGTGTTCAGCAAAATACCCCTCACCTGGTTTATATTTTTGCATTTTAAATACAGGACAAATACCCCATGCATCCATAATTCTACATGAGTAGTATTTGTCTTGATATTTTTCGACAGAAGAAATTAGATGCTTACCAAACGTTTGAAAGATTTCTTCAGCAAGATCATCTTTCAAATATATCTCTGTGCATTTTTTAGATTGTAAATTAATTTTTCCATTACCAAACATGCCCTCTGTATGAAAGATGGGATTGTTTTCAAACTTTTTGATAAGTTCCATGCATATTTCCGCAGGAACTTTTGCTTTATGACGTAATATAAAATCCTCAGTCACACGAACATTTATAGTTGTGGTCGTTCAAATAATGCAAGGTCTCTTTGAGA